ACTACTAGCCCTCAAACAATTTCAGTTACTTTCACAGTACCGGCAATATCATCAAATACATCACCGTACAATAGATTATATGCGGCGGTAACCGGCGCTTACGGCCCAAATGGAAATGATGATATACTAGTATCACCAGTTCCACCGCCACCAAGTTATGGAACTGTTGGCTGGACACCATCAGGAGCTGTCCTGAACGGCGCAACTGCAACATTCAGTGCTACAGTCAATGATTCAATTGGATTATATTATTCAATAGCAATATCAGCAACTGCTAATTCTGCACAAGACTACAGTGCTAATGGCCAAATTAGTACTAATCCGTGGACTTTTACACGGTCTATTACAGCAACATATTATGGCGGAACTAATGCAGGAATTGCCGCAATTGCCGTAGGCACTTTAAGTAGTTCATCAGCACTACCAGTAACACCACCAATATTTACTTTAACACCGTCTTCATCCAGTGTTAACGAAGGCAGTAGTGTAACATTTAATGTTGGCGGATCTAATATCACCGATGACACATATTATTGGACTATTAATAATCGTACAACTAGTAACTCTGATTTTTCTCCTATCAGCGGATCGTTCACTATCACAAGTAATTCTGGTTCGTTTGTGGTGTACCCAACAGCTGATAGTTTGACTGAAGGTGCGGAAGCGTTTACAGTATCAATTCGTTTAAATAGTACTACCGGATTTGTATTAAAAACAAGTAGTGAAGTTACCATTAATGATACAAGCCAAACTCCACCACCACCACCACCGGTACCGCCACCACCACCACCACCGCCGCCACCGCCACCTAGTCTTAATGCAAGTGCCACAGTTTATTTTCCATATATTACTTATACGCCAAATAATGATACAAAGGCGTATTATGTACGCATAAACAAAGATCCATCGGGACCAGCGGTTCAATATTATTCATTATCTGGTAATTATCCTCCTGCTAACCCTTATATAAGCACTAGCGAGTCAATATCTCCACCCTCTGGCTCATTCTCTGGTGGTATTACAACTGCCGATGTGACTTTTTATGCACCACATACTGCAAGATATTTTACTGTAACAGTGTCGGCTCCAGGTTATACGGATTGGACACAACTGATGTATCTAGGTGATAATTCTTATTACAGTCCCTACACCGTATATAACGGGTATGCACAAGAACGCCCAGACATATCTGCCAGTGTTGCTGCCAGTGTTGTTGCCTTCTATAGAGGATATGGTACGTTTTATGTGACTCATGATCCGGGGGTACCTCGCTATCAACCATATCGTGCTCCGGAAATTGGCGGAGTATCCTATTGGGCCGGTATACTAATAAGCAACGGATGGACAACAAGTAGTCAAGGATTCCTTGATGCGATTGGTTCAGCTTCGGAAACGTTTACTGGCCCAAAAACTTCTTTCCAAAACGGCACAGGGTACGACACATTTTCAGACAGACCATAAGGAAACAACATGTTAACAAGACAACAGGTAATTGACACGTTTGTAGCGGGTATTAACGAAATTCCAGGCGATGAGTTAATCCAAGTATATGAACAGTTTACTCAAGAACAACTTGATGCAGTAGTTGCAAGGAATATTGCAATTAAAAATGACCCTACATATACTCAAAGACTAGCAGAAGATCACATGAAATATATGGCTGCTAGTCCCGAAGAACACGCCAATTGGAAAATGATTGATCCTGTATAATGTCTTTTGAATTGTTGCATGATACACCAAAAATAATTTACTATCATGCTGTACTCACGGCTAGCGAATGTGACTATGTGGTAGCTAATATTGATAAATTTAAAAAATCTATGGGTTATGATTTTGAAACCAAAAGTTCTAAACCTACCAAATGGCGTACAAGTAGTGAGTATCACGATTTTGATGATAAATTTAGATATATCACAGAAAGATCTGCAGAGTTATCCGGCTACCCGTTTGCTAATATAGAGCAAGTGCAAATATTGCGATACGAATCTGGCGAGTTTTACAAACCTCACAACGATTATTTTAACTTTCCTCCTGAAATAATTTCTACAGATAACGACAGAATTGCCACTATTATTTTTTATTTAAATGATGATTTTACTGGAGGCAAAACAAATTTTCCTAAATTGGATATTACTGTTTGTCCTAGAAAAGGCTCTGCATTATTTTTTGAATATAACTATTCTAAAATAACCAATCATTTAACATTACACGGTGGCATGCCAGTTGTACACGGCACAAAATATATTGCTACTTCTTGGATTCGAACCAATAAGTTTTAAATTGTAGTCGTGAAATAATTACCAGTATCCGTTGACAGGATAATTAAAGTAGTGTATTATAAACATTACGGAGTTATCTGCCCATGGATGAAAGAATTGAAAAAGCGTTTGAAGTTGCCAATTATATGGCAACACTTAGTAATCAACGCCGAATTATATTAGAAGAATACAATCACTCGTTAATATACTATATCAATGGTGCTACATTTAAACTTACACCATCTCTCATTAGTTTTGTAAAAACATTGATTGATATTGGAAATAACGAAAACGTTGTTTTAATTGATGACAACAATTTTCCGGCATTGATTGAAGACTTAGATGCTTTTTTAAATAACATAACTTCTAAATATTTAGAATCTGTAAAAACATATGCAGATGCATTTAATGCACTGAGAGCTAAACGTAAAATTGCAGGTATTGTTGAGCTATGAGCCAGGGCATTGTAATTTTTGCTCAAAATAATGCAGATGTGGATTACATAAAATTAGCTACATTTTCAGCCAACCGAGCAAAACAATATTTAGACTTACCTGTTAGTTTAATCACAGACAGCAGAGGGTGGTTAGAAGAAAGCCAACCTGACCACCCATTTGATCAAATTATAGATGTTGAATATACATCGGCATCTCAGCGCAAATCTTTCTTTGACGGATCACTAACTTCTCGCAATCTTGAATGGAGAAATTTTGCACGTAATCTTGCATATGATTTAACTCCTTATGACACTACGCTAGTTATTGATAGTGATTATATCATTAACAGTAGTAATCTAAAATCAGCATTTGCCCGAGATATAGATTTTCAAATATACTCAAAAAGTATGGATCTAGCATCATGGAGAAATACAGATGAGTTTGATCGTGTTAACATGTACAGTATTACATTCTATTGGGCCACGGCATTTATATTTCAAAAAACTGAAGTCACTAAATCATTTTTTAATTTAGTTGCGTATGTTAAATCTAACTGGAATTATTATCGTATTCTTTACAATATAGATTCTACATTATTCAGAAATGATTATGCCTTTAGTATTGCTATACATATTATGAATGAAAACGGATTGAATTCTTTTGCAATGGATTTACCAGGAAGTATGGCATATACTAAAGATAAGGATTTGCTAGTTTCTGCAATAGACAACAAGATGCAATTTTTATTAGAAAAAAAAGATTACCCTGGCGAGTATATTTTAGCCAAGACAACTGGGTTAGATATGCATGTAATGAATAAATTTAGTCTAAGCAGATTCATCGACGGAGGCTCGGGTGTCTAAAGGATTTTTAGTATTAGCACAAAACAGTGACTCTGTTGACTATATCCAGCAAGCATATGCCTTGGCATTGAGTATTCGGTGGAGTCAAAAAACTGTTACTAATATTTCACTAGCAACTGATGATGTTGTTCCAGAAGAATATCAGTCTGCATTTGATAAAATTATCTCAATACCGTTTGGCAGTTCAGATAACGTTAGTCTTTATAGAGCGGAAAACCGATGGAAACTATACTATGCTAGTCCGTATGACGAGACTATTGTATTAGATACAGATATGTTAGTATTAGAAGATTTGGATTCTTGGTGGAAATATTGTGAAAATTACGATATAAGATATTGCAATAGAATACAAAATTACAAATTAGAAACAGTACAAGATAAGTTACATAGAAAAACATTTCTTGCTAACAAGTTATCATGCCCATATGCAGCATTGCATTATTTTAAAAAATCAAATTCTGCTTATGAGTTTTACAAAGTTTTAGAATTTGTTTGTAATAACTGGGAGTGGTGTTGGGATAAATTTGCTCCTGATGAATATCAGAAATGGTTAAGCATGGATTTGGCTGTTGCTGTGGCAATTGAAATAACAGGTGCTTATGACATTGTTGATGTGAATAATCCAATGCAATTTGTGCATATGAAACCGCATTTGCAAGGATGGAAAACTTTGTCAAGTGTTTGGCAAGATTTTGTACTTACTAATTTTACCAATGCGCTAACAGTGTCTAATATAAAACAACAAAAACTGTTTCATTATATAGAAAATGATTTTTTATCTGAAAATATTTTATTGAGACTAAAGGAGTTAGCACGTGGCTAGACGTTCTCTAAAACAAAAAAATATAGAAGAAATAGTTGAAGCTAGATTCTATGCTCACTATGACGGAATAACTAGAAATATTTTTAGTGTAAACAATCATAAAATTAAAGATTGGCCATATGTTGTAGAAATTACATTTGCCGAATACGAAAGATTAGTTACTGGAAAAGATGATTTTACTGATTTCCACATAGGAACAATTATAGCTGTTGACGGAACAGCTTCTTTGGGATTAGTATCTAAAAAAATTATACAAGAACACAATTTTAAAAATAGATTGTTACATTGGATTGAACGTGAAACAGAAAATGCCAATATGGAAATTCACTATGATGCATATAATTCTCAATGGGTGTTTTTAGTCTCGGATGAATTTAGACAAAAATACTATTCTAATCAACTACCAATAAGTTCAATTTCATTTTTTATTACATTAGGAAAAGATCCTAATTTCCTATTACGTGTGATTAACATAGATTTAAAATCAGTTGTGTCAGATAAAATTTTAATAAATTTTGATAGTAAATGGGAATCAAATATTGATTTAATTGCACTTACCTCAAATCTATCAACTATTACATATTCTCTTAAAGTTTGGAAAATACATGAACAAGATCAAAGTAATTGAACAAGACATAATTTTTCTCAGCTATGATGAACCAAATGCTGAGAAAAATTATGCAGACCTGCTGGCAAAAGTGCCATGGGCAAAACGTGTGCATGGAGTCAAAGGCAGCGATGCTGCACACAAGGCCTGTGCGGCACAATGTGAAACTGAGTATTTTGTTACAGTCGATGGTGATAATATCATTGATCCTAGTTTTTTAGAAGTTGAAATTGATTTGGATACACTGGGTCTTACCAAGGATCATGTGTTTAGTTGGTGCGGCAAAGTACATGTTAACAACCTCATGTATGGCAACGGCGGCTTAAAAATGTGGACACCCGCATTTGTAAACAACATGCGTACACATGAAAACAGTGTTGCAACTGACACTAAGGGCCTAGTAGAATTTTGTTTTGATGACAAATATTATCAGTTTGATGAAAACTTTAGTGAAAGTTTTACCAATGCAAGTGCTTTCCAAGCATGGAGAGCTGGGTTTAGAGAAGGTGTAAAAATGTCATTGGATCAAGGCGAAAAAGTCAGCGATATTAATAAAATATTTTGGAAAAATTATCATAGGTTATTAATTTGGTGTAATATTGGTGCTGATGTTCCTAACGGATTGTGGAGTATGTACGGTGCTAGAGAAGGTGCGTACCTTACTAACTGCACTGACTGGGATTATACTAATGTACGCGATTTTGATTGGTTAACTAATCAGTGGGAAACACAATATAGTAAAGTAACTGAAGAAATGTTGCCTTACGAAATTATGGGTTTAGGTGAAACACTTAAACATGAATGCGGTTTAGAAATTACAGACGTTGATTCAACAGGAAGTAAATTTTTTAAAACAGTTTTTAACAACTCGCCCCGAACTCTTAGGAAGAAATTATAATGTACGATATTGTGCTTATTACATACCATGAAGAAATTCCTCCAAGTTATTATATTGAAGAATTTATAAAGAAATTCCCGTATCATAAAACACATTGGGTACGTGGAGTCAAGGGTATTCACAACGCTCATAAAGAAGCTGCAGGTAGAGTATTTTCTAAGATGTTTTACGTGGTTGATGCTGATGCAAACTTACTTGATAATTTTAAATTTGACACTAAACTGGATCCCAGTGAAGAAGATATTGTACATGTGTGGAGAGCTATCAATCCTGTAAATGGACTAGAATACGGCTACGGCGGCATTAAGTTATTACCAACAGAACTAACACGAACTATGTCGCTTGATAGTGTTGATATGACTACCAGTATTAGTACTCGATTTAAAATAATGCCGGAGATTAGTAATATTACAAAATTCAACACTGATCCACTCAGTACATGGCGCAGTGCATTTAGAGAATGTGTCAAGTTGTCTAGTAGAATTATTCCAGGGCAGGACAACGGTCAATCAGAACAACGACTACATGTATGGATACACTTTGGTGGTAATGAACCGTTTGGTGAATATTCAAAGGGAGGTGCGAGTGCGGGACAGTGGTACGGAACCACTTATAAAGATGACCCTGCAGCACTGGTTAAAATTAATGATTACGATTGGTTAGAACATCAGTTCAATGCTCACATTGAACAGTTTCCACCTGAGACTTTTAAATAAGATCTTTAGCTAGGGGAAAGATTTCTGCAATAACTTTAGCACAAGCCACGGCTACTTCTTGATGTTCTTTTTGTGTGCCGTTAGCACTGCGCAATTCGATAAAGTGAATCCAGCTGCGTAGTGTACCATTCATGTAAATTCTACTTTCAATTAGGCCTTCTGGCAACACAGCACGGGCCTGTTCTTTTGCTATGCCGTTAGCAATAGCCCATTCGTACTCACGTTTGGCTGCATAGATGACTCGTTGTTGAGCTCTGTACCATTCGTTTTGTAACATTGTATCATCCACTTCAACGCTGTTCTGTCTGTTTTTTGGATCTTGAAGTCTAGCTTCTCTTGTAACAAAATTGAGATCTTTTGTTGGGTCAGCGTAGCGTTGAGAGAATTCTTGGAAACTGAAGCTTCTGTGTCGCAAGATTTGTCGGGCAATGTCTCTGGTAGTTGTGATTTCAATGCAGGCTGACACCATTTCGAGTGGACTCCAGTGTTGGTGCTTGACCAAGTACTTGATGAGCTTGTCAGATGTTTCAGTGTTAAGCTGGTTGCTGGGATTGGACACACGGGCGCAATACGCAATGAGTTCCTGCGCATCTTTGATTCCAAGATTTGCAAATTCTTTTGTGGGTTGTGAATAGGATAAGAGCTGAACATTCATTATTTATAATTTCTTTTTCTTAAGGAATTTTTGGGTGCTGCGTTCAA